GCGCGGCTTTCTGGGCCGCATATTCAGCGCCGGTCATGCCCCCCAGGGCGAATGCGTTTTCCAGGGCGGCCAGGGCGGCGGCGTTCTTCGCACGGGCACTGGCGATCTGGGCCGCAATGTTGCCATTCATGTTCAGGGTCAGCCCGGCTGTGGCCGCCGTTTCCTGGACGGTGGCCAGGGTGGCGGCTTCCGTATAGGCAAAGGCACTGCGCTTGGCGGTGATCCAGGCCCCAATCCCCGTTACGATGGCCCCGACCTTCACGGCGAGCCACGCTGCGCCAAGCCCCAGGATGCCCCCCCGGAGATCCCACAGGACTCCTGCCAGCTTCGCACCAGAGGCCAGCATCGTGCCCAGGTTGGCACCAAAGACCCGGGCACCGTTGATGGTGTCGGGGTTGTTCAAGCGATCGCCAATTTCCTTGAGGGCAGCGCTGAGGCCGGAGGAAGCCCCCCCTTGCCCCACCTCGTAGGAGAGGGCCTGGAACGCGGTCTTCATGCGGTTGATGTTGGCTTGGAGGCTGTTCGCGGCCTTCTCGGGGGCATCCCCCAGGGAGCGGGTGAGTGCGACGGCGAATTTGGGCAGGAAGTCGGTGCTGATGACTTTTCCGGCCACCAGCATCTTGTCGAGTTCCATGGTGGTGACGCCCATGGCGCGGGCCGCGATGTTGAACGCGCCCGGCAGGTGCTCACCCAGTTGGCGGCGCAGTTCTTCAGCCTGGACCTTGCCCTTGGAAATCATCTGGGAAAGCGCCAGCAACACGCCATGGCTCTGGTCGGCACTCAGACTCATGGCCGCCGTGGCCCGAGCGACCGCCGTGAAGACCTTTTGGACTTCGGCGCCTTCCATGGAGGTGCCCTTGGCGGCGGCGGCCATCATGGAATAGCCCTTGGCGGTGGTCATAAGCTCGAGCCCGAGATCCTTGGCGAGCCCGCGTACGAAGCGCATGGCTCCGGCGCCATCGCCAGTCGCCATCTGCAGGGTGCGCTGGGAGCGTTCTAACTCCAAATTGGCGTCCAGCAGCTCGGTGGCGACATTCTTGAGGCCCATGAGGAGGGAGCGAATGGCCCCCAGGGAGAGTCCGGCCTTGACGAAGGACCCCTCCAGGGAGGTGGCGCCCGCTTCGATCTGGGCGAGACTGGCTTTCGCGGAGCCCGCGGTACTGCTGGCAGCCCCTGATAGCTCGCCCAGGCGCCGGTTGACCTGGGCGAGGATGGAGAACAGGCCTCCAGCCTCGCCGTTGATCTCAACCATCAGCCGGGTATCACCCATGTCTAATCCTCCGGGGGTTCAGGTGGGTCGGGGGCTTCACCGCCGCCCATGGAACATGTGATCGCGCATTGCTGCCAACTTTGCAGTGCGAACCGATAGTTCTCCCAGGTTTTCTTGCGCAAAATATCGTCGGCATACGCAAGGGCCACTTCGGCAGGGAGGCGGGCAGCCTGCACCCACCCCCCTACCCGAGCGGTGATCAACCTTCGGAGGGGGAAGGTTCGGGTGAGAGCCCAAGTTTCTTCTTCAGGTTCTTGTTCATCGCGGGTATCTGGGCCTCCGAAGATCCGGGGGTACCGCTCAGCGAGAGGCCCAACCCACCGAAAAAAGCCTGCAACCCCGCGAGGGTGCGCGTGACGGGGGTACGCGCGGCCTTGCGCTCCAGGCGTTCCATGTTGGCGGGATCCGCCTCGGCGCCTTCCAGATCCTCAGGCTCAGCCGACCAGATGGCCTCCAGGCGCCGGAGGATCTTTTTCTCTCGCGCCTGCCCCAGCATGGGCAGCATGACCAAGATATCCATCAGACTGCCGTTGCCCTGGAAGGCGTTCACCAGGGGCGTGAGGTCCACTTCGGCCAACACGCCCAAGGTGTGTTCAAACTGGGCATCGGTCAGGTTCAGCTCGCGGGGTTCACTCATGGCTCACCTAGGACTTCGGGTTGGTGACAAAATCCTCCAGCCAGAGGGTAGGCATGGCGGTGGTGGGATCGGGCAGCAAGCTGAAGGGCTTGGCCTTGATCTTCACCTTGAGGTCCCGAGCCTTGCTCTTGCTGTTCTCGCGGTCGGCATCCAGCACGATGTTGCAACAGGGCACCAGGATGTTGTTGAATTCACCCGCGCACTTCTTTGAGGGGTAGCGGTAGAGCAGCATGAAGTCACTGGGCATGCGCTGGCCGCCGCCCAGGAGGGTATCGCGTCCGGCCTGGGTGACACTGGCGACGAGGGCGAGCACCTGGGCCGCGCTGGCGGACAGCACATCCTTCATGTGGGCCACATCCACATCGAAGATCGTCAGTTCGCCGGAGTAGTCGATGGCCTCGTAGCCAACCAACTCTTCGGGGCCGTCGTTGGGGTCGATCTTGATCTCCTTGGCGGTGATCTTGTCTTTGTAGCCCGACTTGTCCAGCACGGCCCAGGGCACGTTGCTGGTGAGCGTGCCCCGGATATCGCCATCGGTGTAGAACTTTCCGTAAAGTTCCTTGACGATGGTCGCGGTGGTGGTGCCCACAACCGTGGTGGGGGCGGCCAGCAGGTAGACCTGGCCGGGGCTGTTCTGGATGGCATTTCGGTTGACGGTGGCAATGGCCATGGTGATTTACTCCTTGGGTGAGCGGGCGGATTTCGTGGGTGTGAGGTCGAGAAGGTGCACACCGAGGGTCGCCAAGTACTCGGCCTGTTCGGCGGGCACTTCGGTTGGGACGTTCGCCACCAGGGTCAGACCTGTGGGCGGAATGGACGCATGGTTGCTGGCGTTGAGGCAGAGCGTGGCATCGGTGTGGGTGGCCAAAAACATCAGGCTTCCTCCGGATCGAAGAGATAGGGAATGGTGAATTCGAGCAACCCCCCCGCCAGACGCTCGAGGCCCGCCACGCCGAAGGGTTTGAAGGACTGGAATTCGGCCCCCTCGATGCCCGTGTCCTGGTCCACATTTGGCAAAAGGGTCCGGCAGACCCAGGACCGAAGGGACTTGGTGGCCGACAGGGTATCGGTGCCTTCGGTGAGGACGGCCCGCACTTCCACTTGGATGACGGCCTCACGGGTCGAGAGACCTTGGGCGGCCTGCTCCAGGGGTTTATCCTCCACCAGGTAGACGCCCACCAGGGGCAGTTCCTCGAGTTCGTTGGGCAGCAGCTCGTGCAGACGGATCTGCTCCACTTCGAGGCCCTCGGGTTTCCCCGTGGACTCACAAAGCAGGGCAAACACCAGATTCACCGCCCTGTCGCAACTCATGGTTTCTCCATGGAGACGTAACTCAAGGCGGGATCATCATCCTTGGGGCGCACCTCGCGCACGGAGCGGGCGAAGGACTCGCCATCCGCGCGAACCACGACGAGAAGACTCTTTTTCTTGAGACCTGGAAGCTCATCGGTGGCGATGATGAGGTGTTCCCGCTGGACATTCACGGAGAGTTCCCCCCCGCCATCCTCAGCCACGGTGCGAAGAATGTAGATCGCAGGCGTGGAAGCCCCGTTGAACGTGGCGGTCACGCTATCGGGGCAATCGGCGAGCAAGGCGGTGAGTTCGCTCATCAGTCTTCCAATGGCGGTGTGGACCCGGCTTGTTTGGCGTGGATGGCTTCAAGCAACTTGGGCTTGCCCATCTTGGGACTGGGTGTTAGTCCCAAGGACTGTGCCAATTCAAACAACTGGTCCCGCTCCATCTCTTCGAGCGTCGCGACGGAAGCCTCCAGGCTGGAGATCAGGGAACGTGGCAACTCCTGGTCATAGCCGAAGGTTTCCCCAGCCTTGAATTCCACCGGAGAGACCACTTCAAAGCAGTTATCGCCTAGTGCGCGTAGGTTTGCGGTGCGACTGGTCGCCTGGGATGGGGTCAGGCAGAGAATCCCGGTCCCAATCCGAGCGGCGGCGTTGGTGGTGTAGGTTTTCATGGGGTCTCCAGTTCCGGGGGAAGGGTCTACCCTCCCCCCGGAGCACAAGAACTAGGTGAAGGTGACCTGACGAGCCCCGCGCCACTGATTGAGGCCCGTGTTGTAGGAGGCGTCGATGGCATAGAGCCACCGCTTGTTCTTGACCTCTTCGTCGGAACCTTCGGCCAGCACGGAGATGGTGGGCTCCTCTTCCACCTGCCAGACGAAAGGCTTGATCGCGGCATCCGTGCGGAAAACCGCGAACTTGGTGGTCCACGTCAGGCGAGGGTTGACGATGCCCTCGATGGTGAGACCCATGAGACTGCCCACGGCGCGCATGTTGGAGCTGCGGGCCTGCCCGCCTTCCAGCAAGACTTCCGTCTTAAGGGCGGTGGCGAGGGCCTTCATGTAGGGCAACGGCACCATGACGGCGAAGCTCTTCGCGCTTCCATTGGTCATGCGGCCCTTGTCATCGTAGACGCCGTACATGTCCTGGATGGCCTGCAGGATGGCGCCTTCCATTTCCGCCGCCGTGGGGGCGGTGGTGGTGCTGATATCCACGCTGGTCAGGTTGGACTGGACGGGGCTTTCGCCCTCCTGGTGATCCGAATCGAAGAAATACTGACCGTCGTAGCAGATGGTGGATGCGGCGTTGTCGATCAAGGCTGAGAGCAGCTCGAATTTATGATCGGCGGCGCTTTCACCCATCTCGCCAATCTTCATGCGGATCTGCCCCGTGTGATCACGGGAGAGCCAGCGCGTGGGGATTTCCAGCGAGGCTTCGAATTCCAGGTTGGGCACGCGGAATTCGTTCTGGCCCAGAGTCGCAGGCTTGCGACCGCCCTTCCACGCACGCATGCGGGGGGCGCTGCCCAGCCAGGTGTAGACCTCGGAATCCTTATCCGAGGTGACCTTGTTGGCCAGTTGGTCGAACCACGGGGCGGGCGGGGTGTCGAGGGCGTTGACAATGAGGGGGATGATATCCCGAGACTGGAGACGGGTCGTGAACGTCATGGTGGTTTCTCCTTAGATTCCGGCAGCCCAGAATTCGACGATGGTCTTGCTGGTGGCCAGGTCGTAGCCGCCAACTTTGCCCATCATGGAATTCGTGCCCACGGTGAGGGTGAGGGTGTCATCGGCGGCGGCATAGACACTGGCGCCAATCGCCGTTGCGGCCGTAGCGCCGGTAACGGTTTCGAGCAGCCGGCCTTCACGCTTCACCTGGACGTCAACGGCGCCAGCGGCACCGCTCGAATTGTCGGCGTTGTCCTGGGCCACGCCCGCGAATTTGTCTCCCGCCACCAGGGCGCGGTAGGTGTTCGAGGCGGCCACCTGGCCGATGTAGGTGTGCCGATAGACCTTGGCACTCGCGGCCAAGGGCAGGTGACTGTAGTCACCGAGTTCAAACTGAAGGAAGCGGTCTTTCGATGCGGCCATGCGTCACCTCACTTCGTGCGAATGCGCCCGTTCTGGGCGGCAGTGGTAGCGGTGGAGGAGGCTTTTTCGAAGTTCTCGAAAGAGCCGTAGAGGGACCGGATGGCCGGGCTGGCGTCGTAGCGCGCCCGCAGGTCGGCGGTGGTCTTGTCCTCGCCACCCTTGGGCTCACCCCCAAACGGGACGGGCGGAACGGCTTCAGACTTGATGCGCCGCAGGGGGGCAGCCGCCTTTTCGGCAGCCAACAGCTTGACGGCGGCCTGCTCGGGGCTGGTGCCATCGGCGATCATGGTCTGCACCAAGGTTTCGTGACCTTCGAGGCCCGAGGCGGTCTCCAGGATGCCCTTGACGCGGGCCTGTTCGGCTTCGCGAGCTTCCTTGGCGACGGCGGCGTTCGTGGTATCCGCGTCGGCCTTGGCCTGGGCAAGGCCTTGGGCGAGGCCCTGAGTCTTGCCCTCATCGATGAGGGATTTGATGAGTTCCTGGCCTTCTGCCGTGGCCATGAGTTCATCACGGGTGAGTGCCATTGTGGACTCCTGTGAAATTGTTGCGTTGCGGGAAGGGGCACGACCGGCCCCGGTTTTGCGGATCGCGGGTTTCTGGGCGAGTTCGGCGATGAGTTCGGTCAGGCTGGAAACACCGTCCGCCAATCCGACTTCGAGCGCCTTGGCACCCATGAACACGCGGCCTTCGGCCATGCGCTCCAAAACCTGCTCGACCGGCACGTTTCGGAAGGTTGATACGTCCTGCACAAACAGGGTGTAGATGTCATCCACCAACTCTTGGAGCGTGGCGCGGCCATCAGCGGTCAGGGGCTGATAGGCGCTGAGGACGCGCTTGAACTTGCCCGCCGTGATTTCGGTGGTCTTGACGCCTTCCTTGGCCTCGGCGCCGCTCACGTCCACATGGGTGGCCACCACGCCGATGGAACCGATCCGGGTCGTGGCATTGGCCAGGCGAATGGAGTCACAGGCGCTGCCAACCCAATAGGCGGCGGACGCCATGAGCCCATCCGCGAAGGCCACGATAGGCTTGGTGCCCCTGGCTGCATGGACCACCCGCGCCAAGTCCATCGTGCCGTCCACGGCCCCGCCTGGGCTGTCGATGTGAAGGATGATGGCCTTGACTTCTGGATCTCCAACTAACTTCTGGAAACTTTCAATGGCTTGGGCGGTGCCGGTCATATCGGTGCAGGCGCGGGCGATACCGGAAGCCCGCTTGGCCATGGGGCCGAAGAGTTCCAGAATGCCAACGCCGGACTGGATAGTGGAATAACCGTCCACCCGGGTGCGCTTGGGTCCAGAGGTCGCTTCCAGGGATTTCTCGAAGGCGCTCAGGTCGAGCTTTGGCCCGCGCAAATGGGCGTTGTAAATCTCCAGAATCTGCTGATAGGTCTCCGGCAGAATGGCCCAAGGCGAAGCGATGAGTTCGAAGAGTCGCATGCTCATGATGGATCCTCTTCTTCGGGTTGGTCCGGGTTGGGGGGTGGCTCTTCGGGGGGTTCGTCAGGCTTTGCGGGGGGCGCACTCCCACTCGGCGCGGGCGCCACGATGCCCAACTCGCGCTCCCGGCGCTGCTCGTAGGCGCGGATCTCCACGTTGCGGTCGTAGTCGCCGCCCGTCAGGGTGGCGGTGGCCTCACCCTTGGTGGCAAAGCCCTCGTCCACCATGAGCTTCCAGGCTTCGCCTTCTTTGCGCGGATCGATCTGCCCCATGGAATCGCCCACCCAGTTGGCGCCTGAATAGGCCAGTCGCAGCAGGGGATCTTCGAAGAACCCGGGGGCTTCGAGGTAGCCCAGGGCGATGACCTCTTCGATCACGGCCTCGTAGACGGGCTGGCAGAAGTTCGCGGCCAGCCAATAACGACGGCGGCGCACGAAGCGGGTCATTTCCAGCAGGGCGGCGCGGGAGGCGCTGTAGCTGGCGGTGAAATGCTTGATCAGGATCTCGTAGGGGATTTCCAGGCGGACGCCAATCTGGCGCAGGACGGCCAGCACGAAGGGATCGAAGGCCACATTGGGGCGGTTGGGCTGGTAGGTTTCGATCTTTTCGCCCGCATCCAGGTAATTGACGGCGCCATAGCCCAGGGTGAAGGCATCCCCCGTCTCGTCGTTGTCATCGGAGGCGCCCGTACCTGGCAAGTCGCCATCGGGGGCGGGTGAGGTGATCCCTACGGTGTAGAGACCACTCACGACGGCGGCTCGCAGTTCCCCGTCGGTGTATTCGCCCAGCTCTTTCAGAGCCTCGATGACGGGCGCCAGGTAGGGCACGCCCCGATGTTGTTCGGGCCGCAGGCTGTTGAACAGGTGGAGGCAGGCCCGGCGACCGGATGCCGTGAAGGCGGGAACTTTGGACCAAGTGCGCAGGGAAACGCCGATGCGCGCGCCGGGATGTTGGTCCATGACGTGATACCCCCAGGGGGCGCCATGGCTGTCCAGCATGACGCCCCCGGTCAGGGTGGTGGAATCGGGCTGGTTCTTCTCGTTGCCGAGCCGATCGCCTTCGATCAGCTGTACGCACGTTCCAAAGGGACTGGAGGAATGTTTGCGATAGGTGATGAGGGCCAGGGCATCGCCCGAGAGCAGCACGGTGCGGAGCCCCAGGCTCTGTTGTTCGTAGTGATCCAGGGCGAGGGTGAGATCGGCTGCTTTTGTGCGCGCCCAGATGTTGAAGTAGCGTTCGGCGGTCTTCTGGAAGGTGATGGCGCGGGTTTCGTCCCACCCCAGAATCTCCCGATCCACCTCGGCCCGCAGGGCCAGGCCCGTGCCCACGATGTGGGCCTCTGCCGTGTTGATGGCGCCGCCCGCCAGGGGATTATCCCGATCCAGGGAACGGGAGCGGGTGCGCAGCGTGGGCAGATCGCCCAGGTTGTCTTCATCGGGGCTGCCCGGACTGGTGGACCAGCCTCGGGTCTGTAGGCGCTCACTGCGCCGTGCCCCTTTCCACGCGCCCTGGATTGCGAAGGGACTGCCGAACTGGTCGAAGAGGACGGGCGTGGAAGTCCTCATCGGCCCCCTCCGACATAGCGCACGCGGCGGCGCGTTCCGGACAAGGCGCGCACTTTGATATTCCAGAACGTGATGTTGCGCTGGATGGTGCGGGCATCGGCCCGGGTTACGCGACGGCCTTCCACCCAGAATTCTTGATTTCTGGCCACGGCATCATCAGCAGTCAGCCAAAGCTGGAGCTTGGTT